GCGCCTGCACCGGCAGGGCCAGACCAAGCCCGTAAAAATTCTTCATGTAGTGGCGCGAAAAACAATTGACGAGCGCGTTCTTCACGTCCTATCGTCCAAGAACGCAACGCAGCAACAACTGCTCACTGCGCTGAAGCCATGATGAAATTTGACATTAAAATGGAGGTTGAATGAAGTTTCTCATCACAATGAACATGCCGTCGTATAAGGGTGGAGCCATCCACCAGATCATCTGCGAGTACCCGGCGGCGGGGCTGGCCGATTTCTGTGATGCGTTGGAAAAACGTGAGTTCACCATTGTCGAGGAGTTTTACAAAAAGAGCGACTCAGCAAACACTTTCGACTCCTACTACGAGTCGCAGGGCCTGACCGCCGTAAACTATCGCTACGTCGGCAAGATCAAAGAGATGGCCCACAGGGCCAACAAAAACACCAACATTAAATATGGAGATGGACATGAACAGGACCTTCGAAAGAACAACCTTTGACGGGGAGACCCGTCCGTCGGGGTACAAAATAACTTGTTGCCGGTGCAAGAACATCGACAACATCGGCTGCGGCTCACACTCCGGTAACCTCCCGCCCGAGATGATTGCCAAAAAGTTCAAGCAGCGCGGGTGGCGGGTCAGTAACCGCTTGAGCTTGGACGTGTGCCCGGTGTGCCTCACCAAGGAAAAGATTTCCCACAAGTCGATCAAACTTGGCGAGTTGTCCGTGACCGACGTGAAGACGCTTGGCCTTGGGGTCCCGTTGGCTAAACCGTTGGCCTCACCGCCCCCGCTGCCTGTTGAAGAAAAGAGCCTGACAATTGTTGAAGCCGTCAGGCTCGGGTGGGCGTCTAAGCCCACGATCTACAAATACATCACAGACGGAAGGCTCCCCAGCATAAAGGAGAAAGGAAAAATGCTTCGCGTTAAAGAGATTGACTTAGAGAGCGTTTTTAAGGATATGCGCAAGCCAACGAACCGGCCCCTCATTTACTTGAAGAAGGCCCCCGCAGTGGTGGAACCGGCCCCCACAGTTAACGATCCCCGCCCCGTATTGAATGAAGGAAACGCCCAAATGGCCATAATCCCCATAGACGTCATGACTAAGGAAGACCGCCGGATCATCTTCAGCGAGATTGACAGCCACTACCTTGACGAGCTGCGCGGCTACGCCAAGGACTGGGACGACCTGAAAGTGGCGACTGGGTTGAAAGTGGCCGTCGAATGGGTCCGCAGCATCCGTGAAGAAAACTTTGGCGCCGAGAAGGGTGACCAGATTGGCGTTGAGATCGAAAAGCTCAAGGCGTCAAGCGCCGAGGCCGAGAAGCTGATCCAGATTATGCGCACCCTCTGGGGTGAAATGGACAAGACGCTTGAGGAGTTTGAGGCCAAGCAGGCCGCGCTCTCAGACGAGGCCACCAAGGTCCACGTCGCCCTCGCTGACGCGAAGGGCAAGATCGACGCCTACACCAACAAGTAAAGGGAACCCAATGAACCACACTGAAATTTTGACTGAGTCCGTCCTCATCCTCCGCGACCGCGACACCCAGTACGGGAGCATGGAGGACACGATGGTCCGCGCCTGTGAGATTTTTGAGATGATCACGGGCAAGGAGCTGACGCCCTACGAGGCCAACATTTTCATGCACTCCCTGAAGCTGTCGCGCATCAGGAAGTCGCCCACGAAGCCCGACAATTACATTGACGGCGTCAATTACCTCGCCTTCGCCGGTGAGTTTGCGACCCGGACTGACGCGGCTGACGCAATTGTCAGTGACGAAATCCTTAATGCTGGCATGCGCGACCTTGTCGATCAGCTCAACACGCAGGAGGGCAACATATGACGATCAAGAGCGACCTGACCCACGACGAGAAGCTCCGGGCGGCCTACGCCCACTTGATTAACGGCGTGGCCCAGCACTACATTGCCGCCCTCTACGGCGTCAATCAGGGCCGCATCAGCGAGGCCGTGGCGCTCGTCGCCAAAGCTGTTGGCTACCCCGCAAAAAACGAAAAAGACGAAGAGCAGAAGGCCCCCTAGTCCCAAAAAGGAACGACGCATGACGCTCCGCATTAATGAATTGGCAATCTTTTTGCTCCAAGGTCAGGGGGTAGCCAACATTGATATGGAGACCGACATGAACACGATCCAGAACAAGCTTCGCCGCTTCGAGACCCTGAATGATCCGATGTACCGCACCAAACGAGAGTTCCTGATTAACCCGGACGGACTTGAGGCGGCGGACTACATCGACAACTTCCACAAGCACATGGGGTACATCATCGCGATTGCCTTTGAGCACATCGAGGACGAGGCCATCCACGAGCGCATCACGCGCCACGGCTATGCAGCATTAAAGGGGGTTAAGTGATGGATATGGAATTTAAGATGGTCGGCGTGTTGATCCTCCTTGTGGGGGTCAACATCGTCGTTGGCTGGGGAGGCTGAGGTGCGCTGGATCAGCGAAAAACATAACTGGCATCGTTGGTTTGCATGGTATCCTAAAACCATACGGAACAACGAGACAGGCGAGGAAATTACGATCTGGTGGAAGTACATTGCCCGCAAAGAGATTATGGGCAACTATTGGCCATATTATGTCTACAACCCGGACCCGGATTATCATCAGGAGAAGACCAATGACGGAAATTGAACTGGCGATTGAAGAGATCCGGCGCCTGCGCAAGTACCTCGGCGACATCATCCTGATCGCCGATTTTATGCCGGGCAAAATGCGCGACAAGATTGACCAGATGGCCGATCACGCGCAGGAGGGCCTCTACGACGCCGAACGGTGGAAAGGCGCCGAGCCCGAGTACCGCGCCGCAAGGGCGAAACTCAATGGTTGACCTTCAAGAGAAGTCCATTGAGATGTGGCGCAAACACGCGATGGATCTGCACTGGAAACTTCGCAAGCTTGAAGAGGGCCTTCAAAACATCGCCGACGGGGACATCCCACGCACGGTGAAGATCCGCTTCCGCGACGACGGGGAGCCGTCCAAGCACGACCGTTGCGAGCACGGGCAGTGGTTCTATGAGGACTGCGGGTGCTGCATCGAGGACTACGCGCGCAGCCTGTTGATTGCCCCGAAAGGCGACGGGGGGTAAACTTCCCGTCCCAAAACCGCATGGCCGATGGAGAAAATGGTCCTGCCCGCAACAGGAGTTGAGTATGAAAAAGACCGCGCTGGCCTTTGTGGCCCTAAGTATGGCGTCACCCGCCGTTGCAGACGAAATGTCCGCAGCCGAGTTTTTTGCCAGAGATAAGGCCAACAATTGGACCGGCGAGCTGGTTCATATTTCTAACCCCTACGGGAAGTTGGTGAAGCTTTCCAAGGTAACCCCGGACAAGCAGAAGGTGATCGACGCTATCAGGCGCCACGTCACTGCGCAGCTAGGCGACAAGTGGGTCGATACCGCCCTGCGGATCGCCAAACTGGAGAGCGGCTTTGCCTGCCACGCCAAGGGGCCGAAGACGCGCCACGGCCATGCCAAGGGCGTCTTCCAGCTCATCGACAGCTCGGCGCGTACTTTGGGCTTTGACCCGGCGCAAATGTATGACTGCAATCAGAACATCCTCGCGGGGATTGCCCACATGAAGGCCTGCATAAATCAGGGCGGTGTCCGTGAGCCACGCGAGATGGCGGCCTGCCACGTCGCTGGCTGGTCAAATTGGAACGTGAAACTTGCTCGGCGCTCGGAGCGGTATAAGCAGCGTTATGTCTCACTGGCAATTAACTGACAATTCAAATGGAGAACGAAATGAAAACGCTTGAAGAACTACACGCGCACTATAAGGCCGTCAGGGCCCGGCTAGATAGCCCAGCCAAGAAGGAGCCCGCAGTCCGCCTCGTCTACCCCGAGCCGACAGTGGTCTACCCCGATCCTTTGGATTTCCCCGTTTCCCCGTTTGTCCCCGATACCGTCGAAGATGTCGGGGAGCCTGTTGCTGTTCCTACGGTGACCACCGAGACGCCTGCGCGCAAGATCCTCATGGAGGTGGCCGAAAAGCACGGCATGCCCTTGACGGCCTTCCGCAGCAAGAGCAGGACGATGCCCTTCATCAACCTGCGCCACGAGGCCTGCTACCGCCTGAGCACGGAGTTGGGTTTCTCGCTCATGCAGATCGGGCGCCTGATGGGGAACCGGGACCACACGACCGTCTTGAACGCCATCAGGCGCCATAAAAAAATCCTCGTCGAGGGTTACAGGCCCAAGACGAGGATTAAGTCAGGCGTTTCGAACGCCTGCGTCACTAAGGTGGAAATGCAGGCGCAGAATGATCGTGGATGATGTTGGCCCGGCACGCAAGGACGCTCCTTCCCCTGTCGGGGAGGGGCCACAACAAAATGGCGTAACGATATTGGAGCTGCGGTTGATCTCCTGCCGCTACATCATCAAGCAGGCAGAGGAGGCCCTCTTCTGCGGCTCTAAAGTCCACCGGGTCTCGTACTGCGAGGCGCACTACCGCCTCTGCTACGTCAAGACCAAGCCCATCATTTGATGTTCATGAAGCTGCTCAGGCAGTAGCGACCGAGGCCCTTCCAAGGCTCGACGCCGTCCTTCATCTTGACCTGCGTGACGCCATGGCGGAGGCAGGACGGGAAAACGATCAACATATTGTTCTCGACCAAGATCGTTTCGTCGAGGTCAGAGAAAATCAGATCGCCGCCCTCAAAGTGCCGGGGTTCCCTGAAGTGCCAAGAGAGAGCAGTGACCGTCGCCGTGTCTGAGTGCGGCTTGTAGTGGTCCGTGGCCTCGTAATAGCTCAACAGGGTCGTGTCTGCGTTCACCGCGTTGATGCACTTGGTGAGCGGGTGCAGGTCCGCAAAGGCCTTGAACACGGGCGCCGAAAACACCTTCCGATTGACCTTCAGGATGTTCGACATTGATCGGTCGGCGTAAATGTTGTCGAGGAAGACGCCCTTGTTCTTTTTCATCATCGGGTTGAGCTGGCCGGTGGCCTGCGGCGGGTGCAGCTTGTGCTTGTGCGTCAGGAACTCCAGTTCCTGCCAGATCAGGGCCTGCTCTTCGGGCGTGTAGAAGTCGCGCACAAGAAGGTAGTAGGGGTGCGGCGTTTTAAGGATTTCCATCACAGGATCTCCTTCAACTTGAAGGCGACGGTGACGCGGAGATCGCGGCAATGGCGCGAGGGCTCATCTCCAAAATGCAGGAGAGTGCTGTTGAAAAGGATACCACAATTGCGCTTGGGGTAGACCGTGTCCAACTTCCCTTCCTCAGTCACGATGACGGTCTGGCCGCCCCACCTGACATCCCATTCAGGGTTCACATAGTAGACAAAAGTGTAGTAAAGCTCAGGCTGATATGTGTCGAGATCCTTGTCGCGGTGAAAATCCCCCGGCAGTCCGTGCGTCTGCCCATTCGCATAGACGCGCTCAATCTCAAACTTTTTTCCGGACAGCTCTTCGATTTTA